GAAAGTGCGGGTATAAAAGTAAAAGGAACGCTGATCAGGACAAGGGAAGGCTATAAACTTAATATTCTCGCGGAATCAAAAAAGGTTGCTGAGACATATAAAACAACAATAGAAAAGAGTGAATATCAAGGAAAGCATCTGAAAAGTGCTAGAGTGCAATCATCAACAAAGACTGATTTACACAAAAATGTGCAAACCAATTATGCTCCAGGAATGATATTCAGTCTCACATGGATATTTATCCTTTTAGCTATTGCCTTAATCATTTGGAAGCTTAAAAAAACTTTTCTACCATTTTCATGAACAGAATTACTGTAATACTTAAAAGCGGCCAAGAGACAACACTAAAAGATTGGCAGGAAAGGTATGGGTTACATGCAGGTTCAGATCAAGTAGGAAAATACTTTAGTCTGAAAGACCCAAAATTACTGCAGGATCTTAATGAATACGGAGAACTGATTGTCAATGAACAATTAATCCGAATAATGGATGGGCTCAGAGAAGCTTTAGACGTCCCTCTAAAAATCAATGCATTCAATAGGAATAAAGCCAAGCAGGAGCAATTAATAAAGGCGGGGTATAGAGCAGCATTATTCTCTCCTCATGTTGTTAAAATGGCTGTAGATATTGATACAGATTCTGTGATCCAAACTCGTGAACGAGTAAAGAAGCTAAAAGATGTTTCCTCTAAGCTGGGCATAAAAATCAGAATAGGTTATGAAGAGTATCTGCAGGCAGGTCAAACATTCATACATATTGATGTCTGTCCTGAATACTATGCTAAAGGCAAACCATTCAACTCAAAGCCTCATCCTGCTGTATGGGAGCAAAGTATAACATGGTAATGAGATCAAAAGTCAAATATGTACAAATACCAATAAGACTTTTATACTAAAAATCAACCTTGAGAAAAACAAAAAAGAAAGTAATTAAAACTAAATCCAAGAAATAATGAATCTACCCAAAGTAACCGTAATTTATAGTAACGGTAATTTACTACAGGACATTGAAGCCCTTGACGGCATAGGTGGCCTTATCGGAACCGGGGTTACATCTGGATTAATTGGTGTGCCAAAAGTTGTTTATAACTTAGCAGATGCCATATCCAAAGGTTATTCCGAAACAGCTGAACCGACAGCATACAGGCATATCAAAGAATTTTATCAGGAAGTCGGAGGAAATCAAGAGCTGTATATAATGCTTGTAGCTGATACCATGACCATGGCGCAAATGCTGGACGACACCAATGCGTCCGGCGCTAAAAAACTCCTTACTGCAGGAGATGGCAAAATAAGACTATTGGCTTCTTTCAGAAAACCAGGTTCAGGATATGATGCTGGAGATGATTTCATAGATGAAGACGTAGCAGATGCTCTTTTAACATCCAAAACATTCTGTCTTCAAAGATTAGCAGAACTTTCTCCAATCAGAGTTTTGATCGAAGGTCGTGTAGCAAATCCAAGTGCTTCCAACACATTAGACCCTAATGAAAGCTCTAATGGCTATGTTGGAGTGGTACTAGGTGGTTCTTTATCTGATGGCTCTGCGAGTGTAGGTACCGTTCTTGGTCGTGCAGTTAAATATGGTGCTGAGATAAAATTAGGAAAAGTATCCAACGGACCTCTTGCTCTTACAACCTGCTATATTGGGAATAAGGAGATAAAGGATGTAGTTAATTTAGACACCCTTCATGGCGCTGGCTTTATTTCCTTCATGCAGCATCCAAGAAAAGCGGGCTTCTATATTGGAATTGACAGAATGGCCAGCACAGACGATTATAGATTGCTTGCATATGGCCGAGTAGTCGACAAAGCTGCGATTATTGCCGCTGCAGTTTACATCGAAGAACTGGAAGGAGAGATAGATGTACAAGCTGACGGAAAAATTGATACACTCGCTTTAACAGCATTGGAGACGCGCATAAGACAGCAGATTAATGTTGCAATGGGCAGTCAGATAAGTGGTCTTGATGTGTATATCAATCCTTCTCAGGATATTATAAACACAGGTAAACTTACAATTAAGCTAAGAATAAGACCAAAAGGATATACAAGTTTTATAGACGTGGATTTGGGGTTAACAGCTCCAGTCGCTAATTAATTAAGAAAATGGCAGAAACACTTTTCACTACAAACGAATGCTCCTGGGCTCAGGTTTCCCTGAACATCCTAGGAATGAAAGTTACAGGACTCAGAGGATTTGAAGTAAATCTTGAAATCGAAAAAGAGCACCTATATGCATCGGGTAATAATCCGATTGATATTGTATCAGGCAATAAAAAACCTGACGGATCTCTAAAGCTATTGAAATATGAAGTAGATAAACTCAATGATGCCGCTGTAGCCGCTGGTTACAAAAACATACTTGAAGTTCCTCATGCTCTCATTTCAGCGGATATTCAATATAAGAAGTACGACACCTCCAAAACAAGATTCTTAACTGTAATGGGAATTGCATTTACAAAAATGTCTTTTGCTATGGAGCAAGGCGCCAAATTCTCTGAATGCACATTGCCATTCTTAGCAATGACAATTGATCTGAAATAAAATACTCTTTAAAATACGATGTTTAGTCAAGAAAAAAAGAAATACAGCTCCGTAAAGGATATTAGAGAGCGAGAAAAGGCCTATAGAGAAATCAAAATCAAAGAGCAATGCGAAAAGATTGCTTTTGAAAGATATGGCCAAAATGTAGTTATACAATGGTCTAACGAGAACAAAGGCCTATGGTATTTGCCTGTCCTTGATGACCAGGAAAATGTGCAATACATCGCAATTCTAAAACCTATTGACAGAGGAATCCTTTCTTATGCCTCTACTAAAATTGAGGATGAGGGTTTATATGCATTTCTCGAACAATGCATGAGAGAGTGTTGGGTTGCCGGAGATGATTGCATCCTTGAGGAAGAAGAATACTTTATTCCTTCAGCAATGAAATTCAATGCAATCCTTGAAGGCAGAAAGGTAATGTTACTAAAAAGATAAGCGAAGCAACGAAGAAAGCCGAAAAAGATATTTTCGGCTTTTTGGAAACTGTAGTGGAATACTACACCGGGCAAGATGCTTCGCATTTATCAGATGATGCCCTTGCACTAAAAATTGCACACATAGCTAAAATCAGAAAAATGGAATCTGAATCCGGCTAATTAAAACATTAAAATCTAATATTATGACCCTGGATTTTTATCAGTCGCTTAAAAAATTTCTCGAAGGAGGACTTGCCAAGTTGGTTCGGATGTATAAAGAACTTACGTCTGCGAATGATGCCCTGGAGCTAAGTTACGATCAGCTTAATAAAAAGATCAAAAACTTTGAAACTTCAATAAGTAAAAGCAAATCGGTAAGTCAGATCAAAGAAATGCGTCAGGAATTGGAAAAGCTTCAAAAGGCTCAATCAAAACACCCGGCAAATAACAATCCAGGAAAGAATGCTTTCATTGCAGGTATTAAATCTTATCTACCAAGTACCTCTGAAATTTTAGCATATGGTCAGAAAGCGTTGAACTCGGCTTTTAATAGTCAGTCCAGAAAAATTGCTTACACAACTTCTGCTGGCAAAAAAGATGGAGCTGCGTTAAATGACAATTTAAATAATTACGCAAAAGACAGCATATATGGAAATGAGGTACATAAGAATGCTCAGGCTATGTTGTCAATGGGTATCAACGCCAAAGACATTATACCAAATATAAAAATGCTTGGCGATGTGGCATTGGGAAATACACAAAATTTCGAAGCGCTCACAAAAACCTTCAGTCAGGTAAGTGCTGCAGGTAAGCTAACAGAAGGAGATCTGACAGAGTTCACAAATGCCGGATTTAATCCTCTTGAAGAAATTGCCAGAAAAACAGGTATTGGTATGGGTGATCTAAAAAAAGCGGTATCAGAAGGTGCTGTAACCTTCAACATGATCAAATCTGCATTTCAATCTGCTACTGGTGAAGGAGGGAAGTTTTACAACATGACCAACCAGATAACTGAGTCGGATTTTGGGAAAGTACAGACATTTTCAAGTAATCTTGAAAATCTTGCCATGAAAGTAGGAGAATCTCTAGCTCCTGCGGTAGGAATACTCATTGGGTTAATAACACCATTGGTAGATCTATTAACAACCTGTGCAACATGGATGAGCCAAAACACTGAAGCTATCCAAACCATAACCACAGTTTTAGGCGTTGCTACTATCGCCTATGGATTGTACACGGTCGCTATGAATGCCGGAGCAATTGCAATGGCAGCCTTCAACCTAGTAGGGTCATTAAATCCCATTGGAGCATTTATCGCTGCAATTGCCGGATTGGTAGCCGGAGTAATATATGCATGGAACAAATTTGAGGGTTTCAGGCAAGCAGTTTGGGGATTATGGGGAGCGTTCAAACAGATTTTCGAAAACATTGGCTCTTTATTTAAGAGAATCTTTGAACCAATATTTGAAGCTATTACCGCTTTCAAAGAGGGACGTTTTTTGGATGCAGGTAAAGCCTTGGCAAAGACTGCATATAATTTATCCCCTCAAGGACTTGTACATAATATAGTAAAATTTTCTCAAGACGGTGGATTCACAAAGGGTGTAGCTGATGCATACAACAAAGAGTCTGTAAAGGGCATATTAAAAAAGGACCAAAAGAAGTCTATTCTTAGTGTTGCTGATAACACCGGTATGGATGGTGCATTTGTTGCTTTAAAAGGAAATAAAAGTAAAGGTGAGGTCGATGATACAATCAAAGGTATTACAAGCGGAGGTCCGAGAGTAATAAACATAAATGGTGTACGCTTCGCCGACAAGATAGAAATCCATGCATCTTCATTTGAAAAAGGAATGGATAATGTTAAAGATATCCTGGATGAATATCTATTAAGAATACTTAACAGTGGGGCCGTAATGCAATGACAAGAATCGCTATAGATCTCCAGACAATGTTTCAAAGGCAATTTGGCAGTAAACCATTATTGCCTAAAGAACAAGCCTTATCTGATTCAAATGCTTTCAAGATTAATGGAAAGAATTCCGGAAACTTATCTTCAATAGGTTCATCACTCACTGCTGATTATAACGGTCGTGAAATATGGTTACCTGTAAGGTTTTGCGGGCTTGATCAATCAAAATTCGGAAGGACTGAGCTGTTCTTGCCTTATACCGTAATAAAGCTTTCTGCAAAAAAAACAATTGTCAAAACACCATTAGCTGAAAGAGCAGGAACAGTCAAAGAATTATACAGTATCGAAGATTATAGCATTAATTTAAAAGGTTTTATAATCGGATATGATAAAAGCGGAGTCTACCCTATCTGGCCTGAAGAAGATTTAAAACTTCTAAGATCACTATGGGAGCTTAATGAAGCAGTTGAATTAGACAATGCCCTTACCAATATTTTCTTAGGCTCAGAAAATAGTGGAAAGGTTGTCATAGAAAGCCTTGATTTACCTGAAGCTGAAGGTGGAAAAACAAATGTAAGGCCGTTCAACCTTACGTTAGAATCAGACACAATTTTCAAACTGGAGCTATAATGTTTAGAATGACATGTGACATAAAAATAGGTAGCTTTAAACCACTAAAGCCTAATGCCTGCTCGTGGAGCCGTCATATAACAAACTTCACTGACAGTGCTAAAATCCAGGTACCAGCAATATCCATGTTAAAAACAGCTGGCGATTCTTACGAAAAGGTTCAAACCGGAATGCAATTCAAAGAAGGTATGCCAGTGGAAATATTATGCGGATACAATGGTAGGAATACATTGAGGTTTAAAGGCTTCATAAGCAGACTAAACTTCACTGTTCCTTTGGAGATAGAATGTGAAGGATATAGCTACCAATTGAGGAAAGTATTAAACTTCACTAAATCTTATAAGAAAACTAATGTGAAGCGAATATTGCTTGACTTAGTAAAAGGAACCGATATAAAGTTAAGTGATAAAATACCGGAAATACCAATTGAAAAAGTCGCATTTGAAAATGCTTCAGGAATAAGCGTATTGGAATGGTTAAAAGAAAAGTGCCTGCTTACAGTTTATTTCAACTATGATGTACTATACGTCGGCCTTATGCAGGCTGAGGCAAAAGAAACAGTAAAGTTCAGCTTGGGTTGGAATGTAATTAAAGACAATAGTCTAAAGTTCAACGATCAAAAAGAATTTACTGATGTTCGAATTGAATTAAGCGGACGATCCAAAGATGGAACAAAGCCGTCAGCTACTACAGGTAGTAAAAACGCACAAGTTGTACGTCTAAAGACAGTGATACAAGACAAAGCTTGCTTGAATGAACTGATTAAGCAGAAACAACTTGAATTAGTTAATCGAGGGTATGAAGGTTCAATCAAGGCATTTCTAGAACCTGCTTTTGCACCAGGAATGGCGGTAAATATTGAAGATCCAAAATATCCGGAAAGGACCGGAAAATATTTCGGAACCGGAGTGGACGGAGAATTTTCATCTTCAGGTGGTCGTCAGAATATTAAAATAGGTAACAGTCTCTCAAATGGATAGAGGAGAACAAATAAGACAAAGACTTAAGCAGCTGGCAAAAAATGCTACCAGTAAAGTTACTATTCTCGCAACTGTCAAAAGCGTTGATGCGAATGAGAAAACCTGTGTTCTTAACGATTCTGATATTGATTTAGCCTACGAAGATGTACGCTTAAGTCCTGTTCTTGATGGCAAAGGAAGTATAACCTTATATCCAAAAGTGGGAACATGGGCACTGGCTGTAAGAATAGAAGATGAAGACGACTGGATGCTCGTTGCTTGCGGAGAACTGGAAAGGTATCAGATAACTGTCGATCAAATGTCATTTGAAATAAAAGGAGATGAAATCTTATTAAACGATGGTGAATTTGGCGGATTGGTAAAGATTGGGAAGCTGGTTGAACAGCTTAACATCATTGAAAAGAGTTTAAATGATTTGAAAAATATTTTTACCGCCTGGACTCCTGTTGCGAATGATGGTGGGGCAAAGTTAAAAGGAGATCTATCTCTTTGGAATTCTACTACCATCACCGAGACACAAAAAAGTGAATTAGAAAACGAAAGCATAAAACATTAAGGACCTATGTTAGACTTTATTTTAGACGAAGACGGGGATTTAAAAATTGAAAACAACGATCTGGTAATAGGCAATGCTGACATGCAGAATCAGATTCTCATGCTATTGCTACCAAAAGGTTCAATTAAAGAATTTCCTGATGCTACTGTTGGTCTTTCAAATTATATAGAGGCTGAAGACCCAGCTGCAATGTTACGAGAGATCAGAAACAGGCTAACTGCAGATGGCAGAGTGATAAAGGAATTAAGCCTTAACAATGATGGTAAATTACTAATAAATGCTCCTTACATACAGTGAAAAAGGTTAGAATAGAGTCAGGACAAACATTACTTGATATTGCAGTTCAAGAGCTGGCAGATACTGAAAGGCTTTTTGAAATTGCAAACATTAATGAATTAAGCATTACCGATTTGCTGACGCCTGGAAATTTTGTTGTTGTCCCAGACTTTGCACCAGATAAAAAGAAAATAGTAAGAATATTCCTTGAGTCTGCTAATAAACCTGCTTCAGAGATTGAATCGCATGATAGCGGATTAATTGATTTGTTTAAGTATTCTTTGGCAGCTTCTCCTTTTGGCATTTATAATGGTTTAAAACAAGTACGAATTGAATCGGGACAATCCTTAATTGATATAGTCATTCAAGAGGTGGGTGATGCTGAAAGACTTTTCGAAATCGCAGGCATTAATGAAATGGGTATTACTGATTTGTTAAATCCTGGATCAGTTATACTTGTTCCAGACTATGCACAAGATAAAAAGGCCATTGTATTAGTCTTCTCAGATCCATCTATTAAGCCAGCTTCAGAGAGCATAGGCAGTAATATAGATTCGGAATTGGGAGGCATTTCATACTGGGGCATTTATATAAATTTTGTTATAAGTTAAAATTATGGCTAGAACAGTAAATCAAATTAAACAAACAATTATAGATAACATGGCAAGTACTTCGGAACTTGCAGGTATGACCACATCCTTTTCTAAAGTTTCATTGTGGAATCTCTTTGCTTATGCAGTAGCATATTGTGCCTGGACTATTGAAGTCTTATTTGATTTGCACAAATCAGAAATTGACACGAAGTTACTTGAACAAAAACCACATGGACTAAACTGGTATAGAACAAAAGCTTTAAGCTTTCAATACGGTCATTCACTAGTAGATGAAACAGACTATTATAATAACACTGGAATATCTGATGATGATATAGAAGCCAGTAAAATAGTAAAATATGCTGCTGTTAATGAGTCCGACACAGAATCCAGATTAATAATTAAAATTGCTGGCGAAGACGGCGGGGTATTGGCGCCAATTTTGGGCCCGGAGCTCACATCTATAGAAACTTATTTTGAAAAGATAAAAGATGCTGGTGTTAAGATAACAATTAAAAATTCTCTTCCTGACAAACTGTATTTAAACCTGGATATCTATTACAATCCATTGGTACTAGACAGTCAAGGTAATAATATACTACAAGGTGGTCGCCCTGTTGAAACTGCACTTAACGAATTCATGAAAGAGCTTCCTTTTGATGGAATTTTAATTTTGGCAAATCTAATTGACAGATTACAAAAGGTTGATGGAGTTGTTATTCCTCATTTGAATTCAGCATATACAAGCTGGTTGGAACCCTCAGGTTATACTTCACCTACAGCTATCATTGTAAAGAAAAGACCGGAATCAGGTTATTTTGAGATTGAAGATTTTACAAGCATTAATTATATACCAAATGTTTAATATAAACTTCATTAGGCTTATAAATTGGCTATTTCCAGGACAGTTACTCTTGCCTAAAATAAAAGCATATGTCAACAGCTGTATTTCTCCAATAATACAGGTATACAATGACTTTTATCAAAGACGTCTCGATAACATATATAAACTTACTCACAATGGACAAGTATGTTATTTAAAAGCCTCTTTAAATGATAGGTTTGATAAAAATTTAAGACGAATTACCATTAAAGATGGGAATAGATATAACAGAGTTTATTTATACACAACTGCTGAACATAAACCAAAATATCTCGGCACGATCCATCTTTATACTAATAAGGATTATGCTGATACAGGAGTTGATTTCATTGTAAAGGTTCCTCTTGCACTGGAAAATAGTATAAATAATTTTGAAATCATATCATTGATTAATTTCTACAAGTTAGCAAGTAAAAGATATAGTATTGTTTATGAATAAGATTGATTTTAATAGTGTCGGAGGATTTCCACTCGAGGTTAATGACCTTTCGGCAATGCAGGATAATTATAACTCTTTGCAAGAATTAGCAAAAGCGATCTGTGGGACTAGTCCCGCAATTCTTTCCGGTTGTGTAGTAACAGGCTCAACTGTTAGTCCGGGTTTTATGCTAATAAATGGAGAACTTCTTCCTTTTAATGGCGGACCTCTTGGCACCTATGTTGCAGTTACTGAAACAACAAGCAATAAGACATTTGAGGATGGAATTTCAAGGATTGTTTTTAGAAATAGAAGAGCAGTATTCTCGACAGGAGGCACTTTGTGGTCAGCCTTCTGGCGAGTAAATAATTTAAAAGATGTTGCAGTCAATAAACTTTATTCAGAACTCCCAACTTGGAATGGAACACAATTTGTTTACCCTTCTACTGTCATAGATAATATTGCATTTCATCCTGGATTCGACTATTCACCAAATGAAGGTGGGCCAATATATAAGTTTACATTTAAAAAGACCTCCAATATTGTTACAATGGAAGGAATAATCAGAGTCTGGGTTTCAACTGAAGCTGATCATAATTCTCTTATGCCTTTTAATGATGATTATGTAGGGACAATTAATATTTCTTTCAAAAGTGGCTTTGTTCCCATTGCTCAAGATTTTGTTTCCTCTGTACGAATATATTCTAATAAACATAAGACAGGATTAGTGGAATTCAGAGAGGCTCTAATTCAAGACGGGGTTTTCAAAATGAGTGGTATTGGAGGGTACGGAGCTTGGACGGGCGACGAAAATTCTTGGCCAGGGCCATATTTTGTTGAAGTAGGCATATTAACTTCTTTTTTAGTATGAGTATTCAGATAAGAAGTGTTTTAAAGAACTGGTTTAAGAATGGCAAGAAGCCAACAGAGACCCAGTTTTCAGATTGGATAGATAGTTTCTATCACAAAACTGAAGATGCATTAGCGGCTGTTAAAAGTGACTGGAGTAACATAAGCGGTATTGCTACTGGTTTAAACAACTACTCAGTAAATATTAGTGGCATAACTGGAGATATACCAGAAACGCAGGTGATAAGTGTTTATTTTGATGCTGCCAATACTGGCCCATCCACTCTATCTGTTAATGGTAAGCCTCCTTCAATTGTAGTTACAGGTGATGGGAAAATACTACCTTCTGGCTTCATTAAGTCTGGTTCGTTAGTTTTGTTTGTTCGAAGGGGGCTATGGTGGCAAGTTCTTGGAGATTTTGGAGGAAGCGGTTCCGCTACTATACCTTCAGGAACAGCGCACACCCCTAACTCATATACTTGTATAATTGATTCTGATGTTAGTGGAGCTTCATTATTCCTTGTTAAGTTTACTGAGACTAACACAGGTTCGCCTGAGTTATCAATAAATGGCACCAACAAACTATTAATAACACTAGATGGCAGCTCCCTTCCATCTGGTTTTATTGTTGCCGGTGGTATATACCTAATAACGCCTCATGGAGCCAATTATCAAATAATTGGTGGTGGTGGCGGTTCTATTTCTTCAACTGATGAAGTTACAGAAGGTACGACAAATAAGTACTGGACAAATGCGAGGACAATAACAAGTACCTTGAATGGGTATGTAAAGGCCGGAGCTTCCGCGGCTTTAACTGCTTCACATACGATATTGCAGGCTTTGAGTATTTTGGAAAAAAAGGTAGACGATAAGGTCAATAAAGCTGGTGATACAATGACGGGAAATCTCATAACCCCTGCAAGACAATTGCAGAATTCAAACGTCTCAGCTCAAGCCTTAATAACCGAATCTCCTGTAAGAGTACAAGATTGTAGATTTGAATACATACCTGACTTTCAGCAATTGAATTACTGTATAACAGATCCTAGTAGTTTAGTCGTAGATCCAACAACACATTATTTAATAGGAAAAGGATTTGATGGTGAATATTTATTTGTAAAGAGATTTATAAATAACAATAATAGAAGAATAATATACATCCCCCTAGATCCAGGTGTAAACATAAATTCATTTGCATCTATAAATGCGGTGACTTCTTATAATACCATGCATAAATATTTATTAGGCGGGCGAGACACTTCAAACAATGCAGTAATTATGTCTCCTGATTCTACCGGAGGAAATTTAACCGTTAAATTTACCCGTGCAAATTCCACGATTACAAGTATGGCCGTAAGTGGAAATACTCTAGTAGCCTGTGGAAGGGACGACGACGGCACTTTATATATTGCTTATTCAACAACTTCAACAATAACAGTGTTTACGGTAGAGTTTCCAATTAGCATAAGCGAGAACTTATCAGAAATAAAAGGAATATATTTAAGAACAAGTTCAGAGTGGCATATTATTGGCCAGGATTTATCAAACTCCACGCAAGCTAGATATATTTTTACTTCAAATTCTGGCATAACCTGGAACGTCTCAGCAGCATTAATTCCAGACTTTGAGGCTCAATCTATTGTAACGGGACACCTTTCCGCAAATGTTATTATAGGAGGTTATGATATAGTCAATAATTGTGGGGTTTGTATGTATTCGCCCAACTCTGGAGTTTCATGGAATATAAGCATTGGATCAGAGGGTTTAAGCTCGGAACCCTTTTATTTAAAAAGGCCAAATATCGGTGTAAATTCAATGATCTTTGCTTTTGCGAACGGAGTTGTTTTAGGGTCTAAAGATAGCGGAATGAGTTGGGCATATAATGCAAGTATCGCAAGCTATGAAATATTTATTGACATTTACGATTCCAATAGCGTAATAATTCCTGGCAACGGGGGAGCTGGCCTACCTCAAAATTATGATATAGGTGTTACAATTGTGACCTTTACAAGCTCAATAAAACTAGGAGACGGAACGACTTCACTTAGTAGTAAAGGAATGATAAGCGGATTAAATGCTATCTCTTTTAATGCAGACCCAACCTTAGCTGTATCTTTAGCTACATTAAAAGAATCTCTTTCCCCTAATGCTATAAAATTAAACGAAGGTATCGCCCCCTCAGATCGGTCAATAGCTACTGATTTACCTGCATGTGGGTTTACTGCATCTTCGGACAATTCTGTTGTCTCATGGGACACCTCCTATATAGATGTATCTAATATTAATTACGAGCATACTATTGTATTTACTAAAGAAAATTCCGGTTCTCAAGAACATCAATTCTTTTCAGGAGGCTATTGTTATGTAAAAACAGACAATCAAAACAGTACAGCGGGAACATACAGCTTTGAATTAACTGGCGATCCAGGTTCAGTTTACGTAATAGTTTTAAAAAGAATTGGGAATATCCTTTTAATCGTTGTATCAAAATTTAACTAGGATTATGTTTTTTGCATTATCTTCAGCACTGGGAGTTACAGCTCCTGAGTATTTAAATACTCCTATCCTGTCGGTTTCTCCATTCCCTTCAGGTGCTCCAAATGGATTAAGAATTGATATTGATGATGATAACGAAACTCTCAGACAAAATTTAGTAGTTGTAGTGATAGGCTCTTCCTCCGCCAAAGGTGAAGGAGCCTCTGACTTGGCACATTCATGGGTTGAGTTAATGAAAGGTGCATTGCCTACTTATAGTGGCAATTTCACAGTATACAATATAGCCCAAGGTGGATACGGAAGTTATCAGTTTCGTGAGACTGGCTTTGTTCCACCTGCAGGCTATCCTGTGCCAGATTCGGATCACAACGTGACCAAAGCATTATCTTACAATCCTGATATTGTCATCTTTGCAAATGCCGGGAATGATATCGTTACAGGAGGGTATGATATTACAACAGAGATCGTTCCGAATTATATAGCCATAAGAGATCTTGTAGAGGCTACAGGAGCCTTATTTATCCCAACAACTACGCAGCCAAGGACAGGTACAAATATTGTCAGAAGAACTAATTTGGAAACTTTATCGAATTGGGTAAAAGCTAATTTTAGTATCTATATAAACTTTTTTGATAACCTCGTTTGGAGAACACCAGAAAACACAAGCACGAATTTAACAGCTTTAGAAAGCCTAAGATATGATGAGACACATTTTAATGATGCCGGTCATGAGATTATGTACGAGCAAGCTATTGCAGTTCTATCTTCTGTTATTAGTGATACAGCGAGAGTAAGTGAGTATGTGTTGGAGAGATCTACAAGTTCGGAAATCGGCTTTACTGCCCTAGCAACATTAACGCCATTTCAGAGCTATTATCAAGATAATACTGCAGTAGTAAATACTACATACTATTACAGACTAAAAGCCAAAGCGCTATCAGGGTGGCTGGATGCTGACTATACATCAACAGTTTCAAGTATGGTTCCCGGAATTCAGCTATTACAGACTATGTATTTGAATTTTGGAGCAAACACTGTAGCAGCTCCTTATAATAACATATCAACAGCTAATAATACCGCTCCTGCAGTATTATTAAACGATTTGGGCGTAGATTCCGGAGTAACCTTAAAGGGCTCTTCATTCTCTACTGTTTCAAATGGGGAAACAGTAGATATGGGAACTGGGCATAACTTTCCATCCGGAGCAATGCAAACAGCATTCAATAATGCCGTATCAAGGAACATGACTGTAACAGGCAGAGCGGGAAAGAAATATAAGCTGGTTTTATTTGGTTCAAGATCCAATGCTTCATCAGCGACAGCGCCGAGAGAAACCATATGGACAATCGGAAGCGAAACGCACAATTTAGAAACATTTCAAAACAAAACTCTAACGGTCACCTTTGGGGCCACAGAAGAGACAAGAATTGTATTGAATGGAAGTAATCAATTTATTATAGCAGTTGCACCAGGTGCTGGAGGACAAGCATATACAAATTGTGGTATACTTTACGAATATGGAACACCCTAAAAAGAGATTATAAGTCTCTTTTTAGGATAAAACATAGCCTCTGTTTTGAAATTTATTTTTTGAATACGCCTAGTTTTCAAAGACAAATGCGTTAAAGCAAAGTCTTATAAAAAAATAAAGAGTTGGCTAAAAATGTACCCTTTCGTTTTTTTTTATTTACCAATTAGTTTTTACGCCTCTAGTGGTTATTTAAATAAAAAGGCAACCACTAAACTAATAATGATTGCCTTCTCAATAAACTTAGGCGCATGACTCAAGCTAAACTAAGCATAGATTCATAAAAGTTTATTTCGTGAATTTTATAATCAGACAACCTGTTTGTTGCCAAGGCTGCATTATACTTATTGGCAATTTGCAACTCCTGAACAAACCATAGCTTATTATCATATTGCACAGTATTATCTTTTACAGAAAGTTTTTCAAGAGGAATTGAAAACCCCCTCCCATCAGCCTTGATTACGCTTTCTTTAATTGTCCAGTACTTATAAAACTCTTTTAGGGGATAACGAGCATTATTTATTTCATCCCACTGATCAGAGTTCATTACATTCTGGAAGTTCTTTAGATCTAAATTTTTATTTTCCTCAATATCGATACCTAATCTAATATTATTTCCAATTGCACATATCACGAAATTACCGGAATGTGATATATTAAAATCTAAATCAGGCAATGTTAAATGTGGACGATTAAACGCACCATATTTAACATGATTCCAAATATTAGCTCCAATTTGATATTTCTTTAAAGCTTCTTTAAGAAGCAATTTACCAAACAGATGAGAATGCCTATCCTGCCAACGAAGGTACCGTGAATTGCTCTCCTGCAATTCCTTAGAAAGTATAGATAAATAATCTGAATAAAAATCTTCATTCAGCGGCTTCTCAAAGGAGGTATAAAATATATTTATCAAGGCTTTTGCATTAAACTTTCAAATCCTAAAGGTATTAGACAGCTTTGACTTCTCTTAAATCAAAATAACCATTATAGTCTTTCATATATACTGCAGCCCTATGACCGAATAACACGATAGCCTCAGTTCTGGTTTCAAGCTGCTTGTCGTAAAAGTCTGAAATAACCTTTGTTCCTACCGGATAGGTCTTGTTCCATTGATCCACTATTTCTTTTGCAGAAAGCAATTCCTTTTGTTTAACAACTGGCGTCACTTCATTTGACTGTGTAGCTTTAGCAATCACAAGTTCTTCAACTTTTGATTCTAATGGCACATCAACACTTTTTTCTTTAGCAACTGTAGTCTTCTGATCATAATCCTTTCTAATCGTTCTAACCAGCTTTGTTAAGACATCTCCAACCCCCAGTTCTTCTATTTCTATTTCTCCTTGATCTAATAAGTATGTAATACTATCAGTCCATCTCACACAGTTGGAAATTTGACTGGTTAAATCCTGAGCGATCTTATCAAACACGTAAGGCTTGCCTGTAACATTTGCTATTACCGGAATATTCGGTTTAGAGAATTTTGTTTTC